CAGTTTTTACAAGCGACGAGTTCGGCGATCTGCGCGCGATTGCTACAAACGACACGCCGGAGGTAATCGCATCTGACGTCGCTCGGATACTTGGATATCCCGAAGCAAACAAGCTGACACGGTTACTTGATGATGACGAGAAGGGACACCACAAAGTGGCGACCCTTGGCGGAATGCAGACGATGACAACGCTCAATGAGGCTGGGTTTTACCGCGCTGTAATGCTTCGTCGCGCGTCCTGTATTAAGGATCCGGCCGCCCGTGAGCGTGTAAAGCGCTTTCAGCGTTGGGTTACGCATGACGTTCTTCCGGCAATCCGACGTGACGGTGGATATATCGCCGCTGAGGTCAACGAGCCACCCGAGGTTATCCTCGCTCGAGCTCTTAAAATCGCAGACGAGACCATGCGGCGCCAAAAGCAGCAGATAGAGGAGCTGGCTCCTCGCGCCCGCTTTGCCGATGCCGTAGCCGCATCTGATGGATGCATCCTCGTTGGTGCGCTGGCTAAGATCATGCGCCAAAACGGCCTTAACATCGGGCAAAACAGATTGTTCGAGCGTCTGCGCTCTGATGGCTATCTATGCAGCTTTGGCCGCTCGCGCAATGTCCCGACGCAGCGTGCTATGGATATGGGCTTATTCCGCATCAAGGAGACCGTAATCGGCCATGCCGACGGTAGCACGACCATACAAAAGACACCGCTTGTTACCGGCAAAGGTCAGGCGTATTTCGTAGAGCGTTACTGCGCGGAGGTGATTATCGATGACTAGAGATGGAGTTGTTGGCTGCATAGTGCTTTTTGGTGCAGCTTTTGTCCCTGGCATTGTCGAGAGTATCGATATACCAAATGGCCTGTTTTTCGCGGTGATGATAGCCATTTTTGCTGCTCTAGCTGCTGTCATGTGCTGGCTTTATAAGCAGCTCAAATCTGAGGAGCGCGCATGAAAGAGATGGGATTAGCTATGGATACCGTATTTTCCGCCGTTGTGACACCAGAGGAGCTTGCAGAGCTTAAAGGGCGCTCGTCACACCAAGAGCCAAAGGAAGCGGTTGTAAGGCTGCTCGCCCCATCAAGTGGCAACGCGCCACATTCAATTATTATTCGCTGTCCTATCGAGCTTAGAGGGACTTATGAGAAGTGGCTCGTAGGTGTTGGCAACAAAAATCACTGGGATGCCACGGTTAAAAGTTGGCTGGAATAATTTCAAATTGAGGAGTTAATGATGCTTAATACAAAAGCACAAAAGTGTCACAAAAAAGAAATCACTGGAGAAAAAGGCAATACTTTTAGCGAAGCAATCAATAGTATTGATTCAACCTTACGTGATATCTACTTTGAACTTGGGCTGATCAAACTACCTCGCGATAAAGACGGTGAGGTTATCCACATCGGGGATACCGTTTGGTTTGATGGAGAAGCTTATCAGGTATTGAGTATCAGATATGACGGCAGCGGACTTTATGGCGTAGAAATATATATACGCAGCGCCGCTGATATGTTCCGCGCTTTTTGGCGCAATCCAAGCAGTATCACACACGCTGAGCCTATCAGCGGTTATGAGCGCATCGCACAAGAGGTTGAAGAGATAGCCGACGCAAATAAAGGCACCGTGACGGAGGAGGACTTACGTCTTGTCGCCGAGGAGATACGAGAGCTTGGTGAGAGCAATGAATGATTGCATTACCCCAAAGGATCGCCATGAAGTAGCGGAGCGGCTACGACGTCTTACTCCCAGCAAGCGCGACCAGGATTACAAGCCTCGGTACACGGATATTTGCACCGCTCTCGGCGGCAAAAAAGGCTACTGGCTTGGCATATCAGCTCTTGCTGAGCGCCTAGCCGACCTCATAGACCCTACATGTAAGGACATAAGCAAACCACCAAAAGACGGATTTTATCCAGTCCCGGTTTTTGAATGCAGCAAATGCAAGCGTAAGCATATAAGCCCTGATTATGTGCGTTTCTGTCCTAATTGCGGAGCAAGGGTGGTGACCGACTATGAGTAGTGACCTCAAGGCTGAGATTGTAGCCGCCAGAACGCTTAGCAGCGATCTAAGAGGCGCGTGCGGGTGGTGTGATCAAAATGGACACTACGATTCAGACGTAGTTAGTGTCAATGTCTTGCGGCTCAGAAAATGGACTGAAATAGCAGTCCGACTTGAGATAGTCCTTAAAGCTATGGAGGCAGGTGATTTTAATGACCGACGAAATTACATCTAAGATCATCGAGGAGATCGCAAAGCGTTTTGACGGCGCCTATAGCATCGCAGCAGAATCTATGTCTCAGTATGTACAGACAAAGATAGTGGATTCTTGGCGTTGGTTAGTTATGGTCGGTATAGCGATAATTTTATGTGCTATTTTATCGATCATCGCACTTCATATAGGTCGTAAAGCAACGTATTGTGACGACCGGGATTTCTTTTTCGCCGCTTCCGCTTTTCTTGCCGGTATCGCTGGAATTTTTATAGCAGTTTTTATCTTTTCCGCTTTTGATACATACAACTGGATAACCTTCCCGCATGGAATGCTTATCCATGAGATTTTAGGGAGGTAGGCAATGAGTGGTCACACTACACCTGAGGATCGCCAAGAGGTAGCAGCAAAGCTGCGGGAAGCCGGACGAGAGCTAGACGGCGATAATACATCAAGTATACGTTCTGCATTTTGCGCAATCGACCACATCATAGGTACACAGGATACAGGCCGTACCTTTGAGCCTTTCTTTGACCGTCTATCCGACCTCATAGAGCCGAAATGTCATCAAGTGATAGAGGACGAGACACAGGTTTGCAGCGTGTGTTCGGGAGATCTAGACGAGGGATATGGATGGGACTTCTGCCCTTGGTGCGGGTCTAGGGTGGTGAGTAAGGATGTCTAAGCATGATTATCGTACTAAAGCGCTAAAAGGCTATGTGTATAGTCCTGACACTCAGTCAGGCGATGCTGAAATATGCCCAAAGTGTAATCAATGGTTTATACATCTTCTATCGAAACTTGCGACATGTTTGATGGGAGCTATGACTATGGTATATGTCCTCACTGCGGCGCACTTCTTAAGCTACAAATTGTACCTTCGTACTACTTTGATGCTGAAATTTGTTCTCCTGAAGAATTTGAAGAAGAGACTGGTGAAGATTTAAGCGAGGGAAACTATGAGTGACGAAATGCTTACCAAAGTCATTGACGAGCTATCAAAGCGACTCGGCACAGCCTACGACATCACGGCATCAGCCATCGAGCAGTATACACAGCTGAGAGCCATGCAATCGATTTATACAGTAGCTGTATTTGGCGTCATTTTAGCAGCTTTTGTCGTAGCTCTTATATTGCTCGCTCACTTATATAAGCGATGCAGCCGACCACAGCGGGAGTGTCTTGCGGTAGCAATAGCGTTTTCCGTGGTAGCTGTAATCTTCCTTTTTGTGCCGCTCTTGATTTCTGTAAACAGCACCCTCGGCTGGTGCTTACATCCGCAAGGCATGCTTGTACAAGAGATCATACAGGCGGTGAGATGATGACTTTACCACCAGCCATAGACGTGGCCTGCGGGGCACGGAGCTTTTACTTTGACAAAACAGACGAGCGCGTACTTAAGTGTGACGCACATCCGAGAAATCCGGTGCTACTCAATGGCCGCACACTTGACGTCAGCCCTGATATGGTAGCTGACTTCCGGGAGCTACCTTTTCCGGATAAATCTTTCCATCTGGTAATTTTCGACCCGCCACATCTTGAGGTTGGCGCTGGCTGGCAAGTCGATAAATACGGCAAGCTCGATGCACATTGCTGGCGCGAGGACTTGGCCAAAGGCTTTAGAGAGTGCTTGCGGGTACTCAAGCCCTACGGAGTGTTGGTATTTAAGTGGTACGAGTATCACATCCCACTCAAAGACGTATTGGCACTTTGTCCGGCAAAACCAATCATCGGTAATCGACGCCCTAAAGCGTCTAAGACGCATTGGGTGCTGTTTATGAGGGAGGAGGATTAGTGAATTACATCAGCATTTTTAGTGGTATAGAGTCCGTATCGTGTGCCTGGGAGCCTTTAGGATTCCAGGCGCTTGTATTTAGCGAAATAGATAAGTACGCATCTGCGGTACTCGCCGCTCATTACCCGCATATTCCCAACCTCGGAGACATTACCAAGATCGATTGGAGAAGCTATCATGGCAAAGCCGATATCATCGTTGGCGGAAGTCCTTGCCAGTCCTTTAGCGTCGCAGGAAAGCGAGAAGGACTTCGTGGAGCGTCAGGACTCATGTATGAGTACATCAGAGCTGTACAAGAGATTCGTCCTCGATGGCTCCTTTGGGAAAACGTCCCAGGAGCGCTCTCAAGCTCGCACGGGGAAGATTTCCAATGTTTGCTCAGTGCCTTGGATGCGCTCGGGTATGGTCTGGCATGGCGAGTATTGGACTCGCGCTTTTTCGGAGTCCCCCAGCGCCGCCGCAGAGTCTACCTTGTCGGACATCTTGGAGACAGACGTGCCGCAGAAGTACTTTTTGAGCGCGAAAGCCTGCGCGGGGATACTGCGCCGGTGCGCCAAAGCAGGCAAGATGCCACCGGAACCAATGATACAAGCGCTCAAATCGCAGATACATACACGCTAAAAGTAAGACAAGGTACCGGCAATGGCGGCAAAGGAGCTCTTGTGCATAAAGATATGCTCTCGACGCTCAATGCGTCGTATAAGCCTGTACTCTTTTGTCGCGCTGGAAACCATGCTAAAGCTGGATGTCATAAGAACATAGCGCCGACACTAAGCGCTCATGCTGCTAAAGAGCCGCCACTTATATCACTCATGCCGCCACGGCACCTGACGCCGATAGAGTGCGAGCGCCTGCAAGGCTTTCCTGATGGCTGGACGGCCGTCAAAAATTCAGACGGCAAGCCATTAAGCGACACACAGCGCTACAAGATGCTTGGTAATGCCATGGCGGTGCCGGTCATGAAGTGGATCGGTGAGCGCATTAAGGCTCAAGAGACATATACGCTAGAGCAAGCCGCTCTACCAGCAGAGGACTATATCGACAATCAAACACTTGCACTAGCGACGTAGGGGAAGAAAAAGGAGGAGCGATGACAGAAGGTGAATACATCGGTGGTACTGATGGCAACAGCGGGCATTGGCTCACAGATGAACCAATCGTGAGATGTCGAGATTGCAGAAACAAGCATTACAATCCGCTTTGTGGTTACATCTGCGATAGCTTTGGCTTCGTAATCCCAGAGGATAATTTAGACGGCTTCTGTGCATGGGGCGAGAGGAGCGATGATCATGATTGAAATTAAGCCAAAGCATGAGGTCGTAGCCCGCAAGCCGCACTACTGCTCGTGGTGCGGCAAAAAGATACAGACAGGTGAGAAGTACGCGACCTCTACGCTCAAAATTGATTCTGTTTACGAGTGGCGTGAGTGCAGTAGGTGCAAGTCTTACGTGGACGAGATGTTTGATGACGAGGTGTGGGGCGATTACGATTCCGAATGCGGCATTGATCAGCAGACCTTTTGGGATTTTATGTCAGAAAAACACGGTGGCATATTGCATAAGTGGCGACTTGAGGATCATGGTAAAGATGCCACCATTGCAGTACTGGATGGAGGATCTGATGAGTGAACTGTTTGAATTACCAGACTTGTACGCATACTCCTTGGACGAGATAAACAAGCGCATTGAGAAGCAGATCATTAAGATACAAAACCTTACAGCATGCGAGTACTGCATCAGCCGTCATCCACGAAAGCTGCGTCTTAGCAGAATCAAAGACAAGATGGTCGCGATAGTGAGCGGCCGAGATGCGCTTAGTCCGTATGGGCAAGAGGCCACATATACGCTTGACGCGGAGGAGCTGGACGCGCTTAAAGCGGTTGAAAAAGCGAGGCTTGATAGTCTGCAAGCCGCACGCTCTGAGTTTGAGAAGCGCACCGGATATACCCGAGAAGAGAAGTGGGGACAAAATGAATAATAAGCCCGCTAAGCAACCAGGCGCGAAGCTCACACAGCTGATTTCCGAGCGACCCGATTTACCGATATACAAGATGGGCAAATCGTATTACGAAGAGACCGATGATTGCTTCGTCCTTGAGCTTACCGGCGCCTGCATCGGCGAGTGGTGGGAATACGAAACTCTGGTCTTCGACGATCGCGACGATGTCGTAGACCTCCTTATGAGCGATGGTGATATGAGCGAGCGCGAGGCAGATGCTGTCGTGAACAGCCTGCCGCACGGTGAGTGCATATGGCTTTTGATGGACTACGCGCCCTTTTAGGCTTACTCCTCTCCCGTGATTTCTTAACCGCTCTAACCCATTATGAAAGCGATAAAAAATGCAGCTAAAACCAATCGTTAAGCGTAACGCTAAGGGAATATGGTGTTGCCGTCTGTATCTTGGGCGAGATTTTAGCGGCAAGTTGATACAGCCTTACACGTCTTTTCCGGCAGCGACAACCGAAGAAGAAGCGCAGGCTATGGCCGAGCTGTGGGCGGCGCATCTCACCGCCGATGGAAAAGTTAAAAGTACCAACCTCGTGCAGCTCCTGCGCGAGTACACGGAGTTAAAGCGCCGCAACGGCGCAAGCCCAAACACAATCAGACAATACCAAAGCTTTGTCAAAAACCATATCTCAAAGTATTTACCGCGAGTTACGGTTGACACGCTTGTACCTGCGGACTTTACCGCATTTGAACAGCAGCTTTTAAAGCCACGAGAAGATGAAGGAGCGGGGCTATCGCGCAATACCGTTATCAACATCCATCAGTTTCTCCGCAGCGCCTACAATTACTTTGTTGCCTCCGGTATTTGTTCGATAAACCCGCTTTTTAACGTGGCTAAGCCCTCACAGGAGCGACACGAGGCGGTCTCGATGGAGGAGTGGGGTTTTGCCGAGATAGACAGAGCCATTACAAGCGTGCTTGATAAGTCCTTTTCGGCTCAAGAGTATAGCTTTGAGACGGTCTATGCGTTTGCCGCGTGGCTCGCGCTTAAGACCGGTATGCGATGCGGCGAGGTATGCGCAATTCGACGGCAAGACGTAAATCACATGCAGCGTTATATACACGTGTCCGGTACGGTTATCGAGGAGCCACGTCGCCCACCGTACCGCCGCGACGTAACAAAGGGCAGGCGGCACAGAAACGTCTCCATCACCGACGAAGACCTCGCTTTGATTGATAGGTATGCACAGTTGCAAGGTAAGTGTATGGGAGTGGCTATAAAGGGCGCTACGCCCCTTGTAAGCGTCACAGGGGCGTTTATGAGACCTACTAAGGTATCAAGCGCGTTTACCGCTCTCAGGCGCTCTCTTGAGCTTCCTGCTGGCATTACTTTCCACACGCTCCGGCACACGCACGCCTCGTGGTGTCTCGCCAATGGAGTTGACCTAAAGACACTCTCGGAGCGTCTGGGGCATGCCGACGAAGCAACAACACTTAGGATCTACGCACACGTACTTCCGGGACGAGACCGCGCCGCCGCAGAAGCTTTTGAGACGGCCGCAAAGCGCGTCACACAGACCTTTAATCTTGCAACTTAAGTTTTATAAACCATTTGCAATTTTTTGCAATGGAGCGTTTTTAATGTTTTGAGTAAAAGCATAAAAGGAAGAGTTAAACAATGCTTTTTAGAGTGTTTTGATTTTCCAAAAGTAGATAAGAAGTAATTATCTACCCTGCTACAAGAAAGGACTAACTTTTTATGAAAGTATCTGAGCCAATGCAGCGTTTAAGAGATGCGCTTTCCGCGCGTGGTATTTCGTGGGAAGACAAGTCAAATTACATGAATCGTGGGGATGCTTACATCCATGTAATCGAGCGTACACAGTTTCGAAGTGGTACTGAGACCATAAGCGCCATATACGGCTATACGGAGGACTCAAGTGTTCGCTACGGCATTACATACGGCTACCCGGACATGGTCGAGGTTATGCCCCTTGATGACATCGACTACGTAGACCCACGACCGATGACGACAGAAGAAATACTCGACTGTATTATTCCCACTGCTTAAAGGAGAAATCATGAAGAAACAACCACTGTACGACAGCGACGCGATGGCCGCTCGTCCGCTTGAGAGCTTCCTGCACGATTCCAATGCTCACGACGACATGAAAATAAAGCGTGTGCGTTTCCGGCTGGGTAAAGAAGGCGTGTGTACGTTTTGGCTTCTCTGCGAAGCTCTGGCGCTCACAGACGGCCACATTCTCTCGTATAGAAACGACGAAGACATACTGACGCTTATGGACTATCTCTGGTGTCAAAGTTTCGAGGAAGTGGAGAAGAACCTTTCCTGTTTTGCGGATGTTGGACTTATCGATCCCGACTCTTTGCGCGAGGGAAAAATCGTATCGGAGCGATTACTTGAAAATGCGCTCATTGTTGGGAAAAAGAGAGCCGCAGGGGCTAAAGCAATCGCAAAACGATGGTCAAAAAAGGAGTGAATACCTGCGGTTTTATACGGTCGTATTACGAACGTATTACTAGCGTATATACGGTCGTAATACAAAGATAAAGAAAAGAAAAGAAAAGACTTACTACTAAACCTTACTAGTAATAGGCAAACATTTGTTTCAATGGTTTAGGGAAGAAAAAAGGACGGGAAAAGATGATGGATGATGCGAAAGCAGATGGGGCTTTTAAGGGCAAGTGGTGCTTTGTCTCAGGAGCCGTAAGCGGTATCGAGGATCGCAACAAACCGGCTTTTGGTGCAGTCGAAAAATGGTTGCGGCAAGAAGGGGCTAAGGTCGTATTTAATCCGGTGGCCGTCATCGATGCCGACAAGAGCTGGGAGGATGCTATGCGGGTATGTCTCCACGTGCTCACGGAAAACAAGTACGACGCGCTTGTGTGCTTACCCGGCTCGCCAAAAAGTCGCGGCTCTGCTCTTGAGCGAATCGTTGCGTCAAGCATCGGCACAAAGATTTTGACGCTTGACCAGCAAACTCTCGACAAAATTAAATCTCAGGTTGGCGCGTTATGAGTTACGCGCGGGATTACTTCGAGCAGGCGCGAGAAGCGGTGCGTGAGCTGCAAGGCATCCGCTCAAAGCTTGAGGGCTTGCCGTATCAGATGGACGTCGGCGGCATCGATTACTCAAAGCCTACGATATCCCACGGCACAGCGCAAAGCGGGATGCCGGCTGTTGAGCAGGCAGTTGATGCGGAGAGCAGGTACATCAAGCGCATGGGCGAGCTCGTGGAGATCATCAACGCCGCTTACGACATCATCTACGGTCGAGACCGCAAAAGCGGTCTTTTAGCCCTTGCGGGCTATGAGTGCACAGACGCGCTGGAGCTTCGCTACCTCAAGGCAATGAGCTGGCAAGAGGTGGCAAAGAGGATGAACTACAGCGCTCGAGCATGTCAGAGGTTTGCAGATACTGCACTTGACATGTGCGAAGCATACGGACTGGCAAAGGTTAGAGACGGTAAAGGAGTTGCAACACAATGACAAAGGTTAAGGCTGTACGTAATCGCGTACACACAGAGCCTATCAAGGGGCTATATCTCAAGCGCAATTTGGCGCCAAGATACAAGGTACAGGACGGTGTACTCGTACAAGAGATAGATGCGCATTGTCTCGATAGCACGACTATCGGAGCTGATGGAGTGCTGGTGGTACTCCCGCACCGGCGCACACTTGCTGACAATCTTCGCTCGCTCGCGAAGCTGATACAGTACATTCGCCGTGAGTATGGCGAGCAGATATCGCAAGAGCTTAAAGACGAGCTTGATAAAAGGCAAGAGCAAGACCACGCAGCGTATAGACGCGAGGGTAAGCGTAAGCGTGAGGAGGGTGCACAATGACAGAGTTACCGGATGGTATGCGCTTAGCTGTTACGACAGAGCACATAGAGGGACTACCCACACCAAAGGCCGCAGTTGACAGCACCTATTACACGCTGAGTAATGCGGTTGGTACAGTTTCAGTGCGCGTGCAGCGCTCAGGGCTTGCCGATGTGGTAGACGATTTGCGCTGTATGTGCGTATGGCTCAAGGACAATGAGGAGGAATTGAGATGATTAACGCCGTGTTATCAGTGGTTGTTCTTGTTGAGATGACGGCGATTCTATTTGCCGATTGGTGTATCAGCAAGCGAATTACGGATATCGAGGATAAGCACAGCGATTTATGCAATGAGTACGAAAGCATATCAACATCACTTGATTTAATCGAGCGCAAGTTTGAGGCCAAGATGCTTGATGACAACGCCGAGTGGATTATTAACCATGTGTCTAGCTGGGAAGGATGCAGTAAGAAAGCTCATCAAGCTCTGTTGGTGATAGCTTCTTTGGCTGGTGTTCGTAAAGCTCTTAAAAGAGCGGACGAACATTCCTTGACCGATAGAGATATTGTTTTTGTTAATCATGAAATATGCAGGCAGTACAATCGTTTGCTTGAGGAGTACTAATCCTGTCATACTTTGTCGCATTTTGTCGCATTTTGTCACGTCGATATGTGCTAGTGTGTTAGCGTGGTTGTTTTTATCGAGAGTAACAAGAGCCCTTACGAGAGTGAGGGCTCTTGTTTTAGGTAGACAGATGATTGTACCAAGGTATGATTGGGAGCTTGATTCGCTCCTCCGTGAGCAGCGCAAGCGTAACGGCCATGACAGAGCGTTTTACAATTCCGCGCGTTGGCGCAGGCTTCGCGCTCGAGTGCTTGCTGAGTTCCACGGCGAGAGCCAGTACGAGCTTGGTCTTGAGCCGAGCAGATACGTACCGGCCGAGACCGTGCATCACGTGATGCACGTTGACGAGTATCCCGGCTGGGCGCTCTCTGAGTTTGCGCTCGACGAGCGCGGGGAGATTATTCGTAATCTCGTGCCCTTAAGCCATGCGGCGCACGATATCGCACATGGTCGCTTTGGTAAAAATGTTAGGGCTCGGGCGGCTCTAACTGATGAAATGTGGTGATACATTTATTAAGGCGTTAACGGGATTTTACGGGAAAATGGCGGAAATACCCCCGGGGGTAAACCCCAAATTTACAAAACCGCAGGTAGACCGGCGGTCACCCACAGGATTTTGATACGCGCGGCGTTTTTCTTTTTTTCTTTCTCTTAAAAATGGAGCTTATATGCTTGATTTTTCCTTACCGTCAGACTTTGGCAGCATTGCTACTGACCTCGATTTCTCTTTGTCAGACGTCGCAATCCAAAGCCGAGACGACGGCATCGAAAATGAGCGATATTCGCGGCCAAAAATCTACGAGAATACCCTTGGAATGGTCGAGTATGAGCACGCGGCAGACTTCGCAGAGCAATCCGCAAAAAGAAAAACAAGAAGAAAAAGCAAGCAGGGCTTTACGATGATTTGCCTTTTTAGGAGCATAAATGGCAGAGGAGAAAAAGCAAGGTAAAAAGCGTGGCAAGTACACCAAAAAAGCACGGCCACCGAAAAAGGTAACTGCATGGAGCGAGGAGCAGGCAGAGCAATTCTGCGGGCTGATGCAGTCATTTAATGCTATTGATGATGTGTGTGCCGTTATGGATTGCGATATCGCAGACCTTGACGGTTTGTGTAGCAAGGCATTTGGTTTGACGTTTGAGCAAGCTGAGAAAAAGTTCCATGCTCAAGGCCGCGCCCTTATTCGCAAGACGATGTACAAGAGCGCACTTGATGGCAACACCAAAGCGCTTGACATGCTCGCACGTGAGCAGCTGGGGCTTGACCCCGTTAAATCGCGGCAAACCGCATTTAAGGAGAAAAAGCCAGATGAAAGGTTGACGTTGTAATGTGGCGAAGACGACATACAGGCTTCACAAGCGGATAGATTGTCCTGAGATTACCGGATGGCTCCGACTTGTTGAGCGAGGCAGTATCAAGGCATCTCATGAGATGCACAAGCTGTGTAAAATGGTGCGGCACATATTCGCCACGGAACGGCTTTTTATCGACAAAGAGCGCCTCGAGCGCTACATGGGCTACCAGCAGTATTTTCCCTTTGAGCTTGGAGTTGAGGAAAAGTTCCTCGTGGCTCTTTGGCTCTGCACCTTTCGAGAGGGCTTTTTTCCGCGCTTTGATGATTTGCTCCTATACGTTGGTCGTGGTTTTGGCAAAACCGGATTTGCCGGATACCTCGCCTTTTGTTTGATATCACCGGCAAACGGAATACAGGACTACGACGTAGATATTTGCGCTACGGTTGAGAGTCAGGCAAAGATTGGATATGACGACCTATGGCGCATGTTTGAGCGTCGCCCCGACTTCTGGGGGCAGGCGTTTACGTGGAATAAAGTTGAGATGTACAACCTCGAGACCGGCGCACGCTTTAAGTATTGGAGCGGAAACTCCGAGAGCAAAGACGGTATGCGCTCCGGTGCCGTCTTTTTCGACGAAGTTCACGCTTATCAAACCTCCGATGCTATGGAGGTCTTCACCGGAGGACTTGGAAAAAAGGAACACCCGAGAAGGCTTTTTACTACAACCGACGGAGATGTTCGCGATGGTGTTTTGGACGAGAAAAAGGCTGAGGCGCGCGCGATTTTGGATGGAAAGGCACCCGACGGTGGCCTTTTGCCGTTTATTTGTAAGCTCGATAGCATCGACGAGATAGACGACGAGAGTTGCTGGGTTAAAGCAAATCCGCGCCTTATGACGTCAAAGATACTGCTTGAGCAGTATCGTAAAGACGCGCATGAGTGGCGACGCAACCCGCAAAAACACCCGATGACACCGACAAAGCGTTTTAACCTTCCGCAGGAGCGCAAAGACATCGCGGTTACGTCGTGGGCTAATCTTTTGGCAGCGTCCACGCCGATTGATATATCGGCTTTGAGCGGTATGCCTTGCGTTATCGGCATTGACTACGCAAAAACCACTGACATGGTGGGAGCCGTTGCCCTCTTTAAGCTTGGCGACAAGTATCAGGTACTTCCTCATGCGTGGTGGTGCACGCAGTCAAGCGACGCAGGAGAGATCAAAGCACCACTTAATGAGTGGGCGGCTTTAGGGCAGCTTGACATTGTAGACGATGTGGAGGTGTCGCCGGAAAGCGTTGCTGCGTGGGTAAGTGCGATATCTGCGGCATACGACGTGCGCATGGTGTCGATAGATAGCTATCGTATTTCGCTGCTTAAAAAGGCGCTTAAGGCAGCCGGCTTTGACGGCTCGCTTAAAGGTGAGCGCCAGCAGGTATGGCTTACGCGACCGTCTGACATTATGCGCGTGCAGCCGGTCATTGACAGTGCATTTGCGACGCACTCGATAGCCTGGGGAGATAGCCCGCTCATGAGGTGGGCTACCAATAACGCAAAGCTTGTACCTGCACCAAACGATAATTTTACCTACGGAAAAATCGAACCTCATAGTCGCAAGACCGACCCGTTTATGGCGCTCGTACATGCCTTTGTAGTTGCGGACAAGCTTCCCGAGCAATCGGAGGTTGTCGCAGTGGACTTTGAGCCGATGTTTTTCTAAACCGCCCAAGGGCGGTTTTTTAATGTCATGAGTGGAGGGGTGGGATTATATGCCAGACCAGCGAAGCTTTTACGACTATGAGGGCTTTGTCGACAAGTTTAAGCATAAAAAGACGACAGATGACTGCTATACGCCGCAGCCTATCTACGATGCAATTCTTGAGTGGTGCAGGCGTGAGTACGACATACCGGCAGACGCTCCGATCGTGCGACCTTTTAAGCCAGGCGGAGACTATCAGTGTACGGCCTATCCCGAGGGTTGCTACGTCGTCGATAATCCACCTTTTTCGATTTTGGCGGAGATTAGACGCTGGTATCTCGCGCGAGGTATCAAGTACTTTCTTTTTGCCCCTGCAATGACGATTTTTGGGAGCAAAATTGACGACTGCGCGATTTGCGCCGGTGCGTCGATTGTATATGCCAATGGCGCGGAAGTCCGCACCTCTTTTGTGACAAACCTTGCCGGAGATTATGTCGCCATGAGCGCACCAAGCTTGAGACGAGTAATCGATGATGCCGTAGAGGCGCTTGCCGCCACAGAGAAAAAAGAGCTCCCGCGATACGAGTATCCCGATAATGTCGTTACCGCATCAATGCTCAATGAGCTTTCAAAAGGTGGCGAGGTTGTCCGTATTGGCCGTAGATCATCCGCAAAGATAGCGCGTCTTGATGCTCAGACATCGATTAAAAAATCAATCTTTGGCAGCGGGTTTTTAGTCGGTAGCACAAAGGCATCTGACATAGCAAAAGCAAAAGCAAAAGCAAAAGCAAAAGCAAAAGCAAAAGCTGCTCCTCTCGTCTTTGAGCTTTCGCAGAGAGAGAGCAATCATTGACATTCTTGATCGTAAAGGCGGTGACTGATGGCATTACGCGAGCGTATTGTAGACTTTCTCGGCCATGTACTCGGTATAGACGGTAAGCCTGCGACAATTACGGCAGCATATGACCTTGAGGCGTGCAAGTGGATGGAGATAGCACGCGACACAATGGCCTCGTATGTATCAGCGGCTCTGCAAAAGTCGGAAATCAGGTTTTATCGCAGTAAAAATGAGCGCGTCTTTGACGATGGTGCGTGGCTTTGGAATGTGTCGCCAAACCCAAATCAATCCCGCGCCGAGCTTATCGACGGGCTTGTCCGTGAGTTGCTCTGCAAGAGAGGCGAGGCGCTTATCGTTCCAGTAAAAACCGGCTCCGGTTATCAAATCTACCTTGCGAGCAGCTTTATACGTGAGCAGGGACAAGGTGAGGACACCTTTAGCGGCATTATGTCCGCTCGCAGGCAGATACCAGGTACGTACCGTGCACGTGATGTGTACTACTTCGACCTTTCCGCATCAAACGGGGTCTCATCGATTATGCGAGCGGCTGAACAGCAATACCAATCCCTTGCCGGCTCCGTTATTGCGGCCATGCGTGACCACAACGCGCCGAAGTGGGTCTTTGAGCTTGGGAGCAGCCTTAACGGCACACCTGCGCAGCAAGAAGAGCAGCGCGAGAGTATACAGAAAAACCTTGAGCGCTTTATCAAGGCAAACGGCGCGGCCGTGTGGCCACTGCACAATGGACAGGTTATATCAAGGGTATCTGAGGGCACTAATGCAAACCCCGTGACGTCTTCACAGGTGGCAGAGATACGCAAGGACATGTTCGAGACGGTCGCAGAGTGTTTCCGTATGCCGACCTCGCTTCTTTATGGCAATACAAACAACTTCACCGAGCTTCTGTCGAGCTTTTTAACCTTTGCTGTTGACCCACTCGCTGCGGCTATCGGTGAGGAGCTTACGCGCAAGACATACACGCAAAGCCAGTGGGCAGAGGGCGCCCGCGCTGTCGTAGACACTACGCACGTCCGGCATGTAGACCTTTTTGCGGTTGCCGGAGAAATCGAGAAGCTCGTAGGCAGCTCGATTGACAGTCCTAACGAGATACGCGGCTTCACCGGCCAAGACCCACTAAGTGAGCCTTGGGCGGATGAATACCAACGCACGAAAAACCACGAGTCGGCGGGCGGGGGTGAATAAATGGATACCGAAAAAGTAATGCAGCTGGTCGTGACGCAAGACGAGCCTGATGTGGCAAAGCTCACTATTTATGGTGACATTACCGACGGTTCTTTCCTCGCGCTTCTTCTTGACAAAGAAGACCCGTCTACAACAAGCGGCCTTGATATTGTCGAGGCATTGTCTGAGCTTTCAGACGATGTAAAGACGGTAGAGGTACACATCAACTCTTACGGTGGCGAAGTCATGCAAGGCGTGGCGATCTACAACGCGCTTCGTGATTGCGGCCGTGAGGTCGTGACGGTATGTGACGGCTTTGCCTGCTCGATTGCATCGGTCATCTTTATGGCAGGATCGCGCCGCATCATGCGTCCGGCATCGCTTTTAATGCTCCACAATCCGTGGATCGCAGCTCGCGGCAATGCGCAAGACCTGCGTAAGCAGGCAGACACGCTCGATACCATCGCGGAGCTGTCTAAGACGGCTTACATGACCGGTACGTCAATCGATCGCGAGACGTTAGACGCCGTTATGGACGCCGAGACGTGGGTAAGCCCCGAGCAAGCCCTCGAGTGGGGACTTGCTACTGAGGTGAGTGGCAGCAAGGAGGCAGATACGCCTACGCAGTCCGCGCGTGAGACGGTAATGGCCGCACTTTTGCTCACCAATGTTGATATTCCAATGCAGACGTCAAAGCCTGCGCCCGTTGACCCTGAGCCAGAGCCAAAGCCGGAACCAAAGAAAGCACAAGACCAAGGCACTACCGAGACGCACTTCCAGCGTCTCGCTCGTATTTTTAGCGACAATTAAGGAGACAAACTATGCCAATTACGCTAAATAACATTTCTCGCGATGCCTCTAAGCAGCTCGCCGCTGCTTTTGCATCCGAGGACGCACAGCAAATCGAGGAAGGTTTTGCTGCATTGCAGCTTGCCATTGCTGAGGATGTTGCCGCGCAGTACAAGGAGGCCGTCGCCACCAATGACGCGGCTATCCTTTCCGCACGCGGTTTCCGCCAGCTTACGAGCACCGAGACCAAATACTACGAGAGCGTTATTGAGGCTCTCAAGTCCGATGCGCCAATGCAGGCGTTTGCCACCATCCCTGATAAGGCTTTGCCAGTTACGGTGATTGATGATGTGATGCGAAATATCACCAAAGATCACCCACTGCTCGCAAAGGTACACATCACGCCTACCGGCGCAGTTACGCGCTATGTACGCAACCGCCACGGCTCTAAGCGTGCCGTTTGGGGCGCCTTGGACGCGGCCATTGCGACGGAGATTACCTCTGACTTTGACGTTATCGACATCACACAGGGCAAGCTGTCCTGCTTTGCTATTGTCACTCGCGATATGCTCGCGCTCGGCCCCACATGGCTTGACGGCTATGTACGCGCCGTCCTTACCGAGGCTATCGCCGATGGTCTTGAGTACGGCATTGTTGCCGGCAAAGGTGCCGCCGGTGAGCCAACCGGCCTTAACCGCAAGATTGCCAAAGGCGCCGACTACAACGCCACTACCGGTTACAAGGAGAAGACCGCTGAGTTGGTTACTACCTTTGAGCCAAAAGAGTACGGCAAGCTGGTTGCCAAACTCGCGAAGAACGAGGGCGGCAAGGACAAAGGAGCCGGCGCGCTTGCGAGTCTGTCGCTCATTTGCAACTCGACCGACTATCTCACCAAGATTATGCCTGCAAGTACGACTCAAACGCCGGACGGTCGCTATGTTAATGGCTTGTTCCCTGTACCGACTGAGGTAATCGAGTCTGCGGCCGTGGCTGATGACAAGGCAATCCTTGCATTGCTCGGTGAGTACGATATGTTCGTCGGCGGAGACCGCGGCATTGAGTATTCCGACGACTTTAAGTTCCTCGACGATCAGCGCGTCTTTAAGGTCGTTACCTATGCCAACGGCATTGCCTACGACGATACGACCGCGCTTGTCCTTGACCTCTCCAAGCTCGAGCCTCAGTACCTCAATGTCACCGTCAAGGGTGAGGTTAAGACTAAGGCGTAAGGAGGCGCAATGGCTGACTATACGCAAGAGGAGCGATTAGAGGCCGTTAAGCGCAAGCTCAATGTTACATGGCAAAACCCGGAGACTGACGGGCGGCTCGATGACGTAATTGCCATCGCGTCGCCCGCTTTGGCATCACGTCTTGGCTATGAGCACACGCACGCTTTCTCTCCTGCTGACGGCGAGCCGTGGGGGCTTTTCCTCAATGCGTGCCTCTATGAGTTCTCCGATGCCTTAGATGACTTCTGGCGCAATTACGCCGAGGAGCTACGCACCGCTCGCTCACTTATTACCAAAGGTGAGCACGTGGCAGGTGATGACAGTGAGTCTTAAGGCAAAGCGTGTCGTCTTTGCGCCGACAGATGGCGTATTGGACATCTGCAAGGATGATTCAAATCGTCGTATTCGAGGCTTAGATTTCTCACGCCCCGCCGGACTTACGCCCTTAGTGAGCGGTCTTGCGTTTCGTAAGTCCACCGTCCGGGCGGTTGATGCGCAATTACTTGGAGCGAGCGCAGAAGCGGTCACGCTTAAGGTTTCCATACGCCGCCCACCTGAGCTTGAGACCACCAATACCATCGTCATTGATAACAAGGTGTACGACATCACGCGCACAGACGATAACGGCCACCTCGTATGGCTTTATCTCATGCAGATAAAAACAGTTGGTCAATGCGAGCTGGTGTCAGTCAAGACGACCTATGACGATCTCGGTATCGCAAAAAGTATTGAGACGCGCCAAAAGGTATACATACGTACGATTGCATATGGCCAAGAGGCGGCCTCAAAGGGTCTTTTTAACGACACAACAATTACGCTGCGCACCTGTGACTATGCGGGCGAGCGCGTCGTTGTCATGGCCGGGGTGCGCTACCGCGTCCAAAGTGTCGCCGGAGACGGTGACTGGGTGCGCCTGCGTTGTGTTGAGGGGGTGGCCGAGGTTGGCAAGTCATAACTACACCGTATCTACCGACGAGTTGGCCGCAGCCATTGCTGAGATGGTACAGGAGACGGTAGACGAGGACGAGCGCGTATTGCGTGAGCGGGTGCAAGAGGCCGCAAAGGCTACCAAAAGCCAGCTCAAGAGTTCCTCGCCGAAAAAGACCGGAAAGTATGCCGCAGGATGGACGACAACGGTTGACGATGACGACATCGGGCATATGTCCGTGACGGTTCATAATCGCAAAAAGCCGGGATTGACCCATCTGCTCGAAAAAGGTCACGCCAAGTTTATTCATGGCCGCCCGACAGGCGGTCGCGTTGCGGCACATCCGCATATTGAGCCAGCTTATGAGGCAGGAGCCGCGGTATTAAGGCGGGGGACATAATGCAGACCTTACGAGAGCTCACTTCATGTATCAAATCGTGTGGCCTACCGTTTGCGCAGATTGAGTTTGATACGACCGACGGGACTTCTCCGCCGCAGCCGCCGTTTGCCTTACTTGTGCCGGAGACGACGCAAGACGAGATAGCAGACGGCATCAATTTTTACCACGTTACGCCATACACCGTAGAGGTTTATACACACGGCCGCGATATGGACTTGGAGGGGCGCTTTGAGCTCGCCCTTATCAAAGCCGGCTTTGCATACGTACGCCGTACGGTGCCTCTTGGTGATGGTGTACTTGAGACAACCTATACCGTCACTACCTACGGGCAGTGACGCAGAAAGGAGGCCGTATGGCCGCAGAGCAAAAAGTTAGATTTGGTCTGAGTAAGCTTCATTTTGCGGAGCTTACCGCTGATGGTAAAGCCGCAAAGCCTTGGCCAAACATTGGCGCCAAGTCGGTGAGCGTATCCAATGGATCAAGCTCGTCCATGTCGATTGCCGCAGATAATAACCCCAACTTTTTCACAAAGTCCGGAGGTGCCAGCGGTAAAGAGTATGAGTTTGAGGCTACGCGCTTTGTGCGTGATTTCTACACCAAAATCTTGGGACAGACGAAAGACGCCACTACAGGCGCTCTTGTGGAGTCTGTAGACGACGTAGCAAAGCAGTTCGCCGTTGGCTTTGAGATTAGTGGCGATTTGGGTGGCTACCGTGTCTGGGTGCTTAATTGCTCCGCCACAGGAGTACCTACCTATTCCGCCAACACTAACACCGAGGGCAGCCTCTCTGAGGCTTCAGAGAAGCTTTCTGTTAAGGCATCCTCGATTAAGTGTAAGGATGGCAAGGAGCGCACAGTAGTTACCTTTGAGCCGGGCGACGCCGGATATGCTACCGCCTTTGATGCGGTGCCATTCCTCGCCGCTGCTGCGTAAGGACTGTTTTTAAGCGGGGGGAGCAATTCCCCCGCTTTTTCATTAAGGGAGAAGAGATCATGGCTGTAAACGCAAATAATATCGATATTATTGATATGACCGACAGTCTCGGGCGCGAACTTGAGGTTGAGGCAAGTAATTTCGCCTGCAAGATTTACGCAGACGAGTTTCGCGGCAAGGTCACAGAGCCATATAAAGGCTCACTGATTCATGATCTGCTTATGACGCGAAAAACAATTAGCGAAAAAGAACTTGATTTTCCCGACTGGTGCGATGTTCCACAGCTTTTAGGCATTGTGTGGGCCATGGCCACAGCCGCAGGGGCTATCAAGTGCAAATATGCAAAGTTTGAGAGTGACGTTTTGAAGGGCACTGCGAATATGTATGAGTGCGCCGGCGCATTTAATGTCGTCGCGGGTGAGCTTGCAGAGCGCACCTTTTTTCGCATCCCAAAACGATTTGAAAATCCTCAAAAATCCGACGAAGCAGAGACCGCGTAAAGGGCTACCGCAACCGCCGGAGTATGCGCCGCCTAAAGAGGTAAGCGCATGGAGAGAGCTTGCACTCATTGTGCAGCTTATAGAGGCAGGCGTGCCGTATGGCGATGCTCTGCATATGTCACCAGTAGACGCAAACAAGCTATTGGCGCTTACAAGCGCCATGAAAATACCTCCCGACGAGCGCGAGGAGGTGGAGATTATCGGCACCGCGGCTGATGCAAAGGCCGTCTTTGGCAGCTTTTAGGGAGGTTTTATGGCAAGCGAGTATAAGGGCTTGACGGTAAAGTTTGAGGGTGACTCGACAAAGCTTACTGCAGCTCTTGGTGAGATCAACAAAGCCTCCCGCAAGGCACAATCACAACTGCGACAGATGCAAAACGCCGCAAAAATCGACCCATCGAATATCAAGGCGTTTCGCGGTGCAGTCGAGGCGGCGCGCGATAAGGTAGAGGCAACTACTAAGCGTGTAGATGCCCTGCGCCAGGCACAACAACAACTCGCCGCGTCAGGAGACACGACAAGTGATGCATATAAGCGCGTAAACCGTGAGCTTACACTTGCAGAGACATATCTCAAGCGCGATCAGCGCGCTCTTGTTGAGGCTACCAACGCCGCCAGTGCTTTTGGCCGAGCTTCTGTGCATATTGAGCATTTTGCCGAAAAAGCAAAAAACGCATCAAATAAGATGCAGGCGGTAGGCTCTACGCTTACGCGTCATGTGTCCTTGCCTTTGGCCGCAGCCGCCGCTGTATCCTTTAAGAGCGCCGTTGACATTGATACCGCGCTCACCGGTGTGCGTAAGACCGTCGATATGACGGAGGAGGGATATCAAAATCTCAAGCGCGGAGCGGTAGAGCTTTCGCGCACGCAACCGGTAAGTGCGAACACCATTCTCAACATGGAGGCGCTCGGCGCACAGCTTGGCTGGAGTAATGACAAGCTCCAAGACTTCGCGATGACGGTTGCAGGGCTTGACATTGCAACCGATATGGACGCTGAGACGGCGGCCACAGAGTTGGCGCAATTCGCCAACATTACGCGCATGGCACAGGGCGACGCCGGACGATATGCCAGCTCGATTGTCGCACTCGGCAATAACATGGCAACAACTGAGAGTAAAATCTCGGCCATGTCGCAGGGTATGGCATCAGCAGGTACGCAAGCCGGGATGTCGCAGGCCGATATTTTGGGCGTAGCAGCCGCAGCTGCATCCCTTGGTCTTGAGGCACAAGCCGGAGGCTCTGCGTTTAGCAAGACCATAAATGAGATCGGCATGGCCGTCTCAACCAATGGCAAGACCTTACAGACGTGGGCTGATGTTGCCGGTATGTCTGTCGAGCAGTTTAAGGCTGCATGGCAGACGGATGTTACAGGCACTTTTGAGCGTGTTATTGAGGGCTTGGGTAAGGTCAAAGCAAACGGCGGAGACCTCAACGAAACACTCGCTGAGCTTGGTGTGACAGAGCTTCGCCAGTCGGACTTCTTGCGCCGTATGGCCGGAAATTCTGATTTGGTATCTCGTGCAGTGCAGCTCTCCAATGGCGCGTGGAAAGAGAATACCGCGCTCAACAAGGAGGTTGAAAACCGCAATAAATCGCTTGCTGCAAAACTTGATGTCCTTAAAAACCGCGTAACGGCACTTGCCACAGAGGTTGGAGGTCCATTAGCTGACGCCGCTATGGCAGCGCTTGAGGCAGGCGAGCCGTTTTTTAAGTCAGTCGAAAAAGGCGCAAAGGCGTTTGCTGAGATGGATAAGGGCAGCCAGCAGACGATACTTAAGCTGGCAGCTTTTGCCGCCGCAGCCGGCCCCGTAATTTCCATTGCGGGAAAGCTTACCGGTGCAGCCGGTAAAATTGCAGATGGTGTTGCTGGGACGGTTAGGAGTTTTGGTAATTTTGTCAAAGCGGCCACTGCAACAGACACCGCAACAAAAGCGGCGTTTTCTTCGGCCGGTGGCCTTTCCGGCAAGCTTGGTACTTTGGCAGGCTCCGCCGGTTTAGCCGGATTTGCCATTGGAGGTATAGCCCTTGGTATTGGTGCTGCTATTGCGGCAGCAGTACAGTTTGAGCATCGATTTGATGGTATAGATAACGCGGTTAAATCTTTTAACAGCGAGGTTGGCCGCTCCGGTGCACTCAGTAGTTTTTCTGGCCAACTTGATGATATTGGTAAGCACGGCAAAATCGCCGAGTATTCTCTAGACGAGCTTGCAACCTCAGTTAAAAAGCACAGCGCAGCCATTCGCGAGAATAACGACGCCGCAGAGGGCACGATTGCGCAGCTTAACACCTTGCAAAACGTCATCGGTGACTCCATCGGCAAAACCAATTTGAGTGCTGAGGAAAATGGCAAGCTTGAGTGGGCACTAAAAACGCTTGCTGACCAGTACGGTATCAATATTAGTAAGACTGACGTTTTAGCAGGTAAATACACCGACGAGAACGGGCAGGTACAAGACCTTAAATCTAGTATTGACAGCCTTGTTGAGGCAAAGAAAAAAGAGGCGCGTATCAATGCGGCTTCCAAGAATCTTACCGAGGCATATTCTGCGCAGATTGACGCCGTAAAGGCATATCAATCCGCATTGCAAAAGCTTAATGACACATATCAAGAGCGATATAACCACTACTACGATCAAGTGTCTGATGTAGAGCTTAAGAACCTCGGGCAGACGCGCGAACAGTATGCAAGTAACGCGGCAAAGGCGTCTGCAAATTATGTTCAGCTCAAAGGTGATGTTGATAAGGCAAAAGCGTCCTTGGAGGACATGAACGGCCAAGTCAAATACCTTGAGGCGCAGATGGGCGACGCCGCAAGCGGCGCGCTTGAGTTCGGAGATGCTATTGCGGCTCTTGGCTCGAAAGCCATCGAGAGTGCGACAAATGCCGGACTTGACATTACCAAGCTATCAGAAAGCCTACAGCAGGCCGGTGTTTCCGTTGAGCAAGTATCAGCTCTTGGTACCGATATGTTTTCAGCGCTTGCGACTGCAAGTAAAGGTAGCGTTGATGATATGGTCAAGTCGATTCAAAACCTTAATGCCTTGGGGGTCGATCCTAAGGAGTTTACGGTGACTGATGACGGCACCATCAAAGACCAAGCTGGAAATGTTTGGAACTTTAACGCGATGACAATTAACGATAAGCCATACCATGTCAACGATGACGGCACAATTACAGCAGCAGAGCTTGGTATTGACCATGTGCGTGCAAAGAGAATTCGTGATAAGTATTTCTCGGTTGTTGCAGAAGACTATGCATCCGGCACAATCAACCATGTACTCGGTATGCTATCGCAGGTCTCAGGGGTCTTTACAGCGCACCTTCACGCCAACGCTTCCGGAGGCATTGTTGGCCATGCCACCGGCGGTATACGTATGCACGCAGACGGTGGAGCGATTTACAATCGGCCGACCTTTATCAGCCCTCATGATGTAATCGGTGAGGATGGTGCAGAGTACTACGACGGTAAGCACATTATTCCGCTTACCAACAAGCAATATTCGCAGCCATTCGTTGATTTGATTGCCGATGGCGTTGTGAGCCGTATGGGCACTTTGCAGCATACGGAAATTAAGTACGTGACAATCAATCAGGACGTGCACCTTGGCGCGAGTGACCCAAGCGTTACCGCTCGCACGATGGGGCGCGACCTTGCGGCGGTGATTTAATGGGAGCATATAAGCCTTTTAGCATTGATATAGATGGCCTCGAGCTTAAAGCGCAAAGCGAGGGCATGTTAAAAGACGGCCTCTATATCGATTGGGCTACCGGTATTACCGGATGGTTTGAGTCGCCGCCTGCTAAGGTCTCCATGACGGAGCGAGGGCAAGGTCACGGCTCTTTTGATATCCCGGACGAGGCGGTACTATTCTCGGCTCGTACGGCTGTAATTGGCGTTGTCGCCTCGGCTATTGACAGTGATATAGCTGCGGCGTTACGGCGCAGACTCCTCTCCCGTACGTCCCGTATCGTCCGCGTGACGGTACGAGACGGCGAGGAAGAGACGTTTGCGCATGGATATATCACGGTCAAGTGGACTAATTCACGGCTTGACCATTTGCAAACCGGCGAGATTACCTTTGTGGCAGCAAATCCAAGACGCTACTCGACTACGGCACACACCGGATATATGGCGGCATCAGGCGTGACAGACGTCGGTGGACTTATCTACGACGCCGGGCAGGTGCTCCATTGGCCGCTTAAGTGGGGAGAGCAGGCGCCCCGTGAAAATCTTTGCACAGTGCAAAACCACGGTACCGCGATGGCTTATCCCGTCATTACCTTATCAGGAGACCTTGAGGCAGGTGCGGCCATTACCGGAGACGGGTGCGAGCTGGTATATACGCAGCCCGTATATACAGGCTCACCCGTTGTTCTCGATTGTTTGAGCAGGATCGCGACCATCAATGGCGTTGATGTCACACGTAGTCTTTCCTCGCGTACTTTCCCGGGCGTTTTACCTGATGACTCTTTAACGCTTGTTCTTGGTGCCTCCGGCACAGGTAGCGCGAGCGTAGAGCTTAGAGATACATACATTTAAGGAGCATATATGAGCGTAGCTTTTGGCGTGCCGCAAGACGGTACAAAGGGTACTACCGCCGCTGATATGCGGCACATCCTCGATTACAAGTGGGCAAACACCGGCGTTGTCGGCGGCCTTGAGTGCAACGGCTCAAGCGGCCTTTACTACATCGTGTCTAAGGGTATGGCCGTATGCTCTCGCGGCGCTTCTGACGGTAAAACCGAGGCTTTTTTTCCTGGCGGAAATACTCCGGCGGTCTCTGCAAATGCCACCGGGTTTAGTCGCATCGATGCTGTATGGATCAAGGCGCAAGACAAGACACAGGGCGACGCAAGTAATGATGTTGTTGTTGGCGTGGTGCAGGGCACGCCGTCACAAACTCCAGTAAAACCGCAACTACCAACTGGTACCGTTGCTATCGCCTATATGCTGATGCCAGCAGGCGCAACTACGACGCACCAAGCATATAAAACGGGAGAAGTTGACAGTGCAAATCAAGCGGGAGCTTCTCTTGGGGTGTTGGTTGATCATACCGACTCCGGACAAGGTAATTTGTCAAGAGGTCAAGGCAAGTACACCTTTATTGGCGAGAAGTTTTTTGTGCCGACGAAACGCGCGTTGTCTGTGCAGCTCAACGCGTCGCTACAGGCTATCAATGCAACCAATCATTTTGGCAGTGCCTATCTTTTGTATGAGATTGACGACAAAATCATCAAGACATTTAAGCTGGGGCTTTATGATTTCTCGCCTATGTCGTACACCTTTACCGACACGACGACCGTTGATGCAGGTAATCATACGATTAAGGTATCCATATATGCCTCAGCTCAAGAGCCTGCATCGGATATCTACTTCGCGCATCGAGACGAGTACTACGACAACGGCCAGCGGCTCGTCGTAGTTGACCTTGGGATGGCGAAGTAATGTGGAGTCTACATTTAGCCGACACCATGACGGGGCTGCTCGGTGAGCCGATAGACATCCCACACTTTAGCTGGGCGCTCTCGCTCACTGATAGTAGCTTAGTCACTGGCGACAAGATGGCAGGAGTAGACGAGCTGACATCACTACAGCTTCCGTGGACGTCTGTGCCGGCAGCGACTCCACAAGCGCGCTCCGCGGCTCTGCAATCATATAAGCGCGCTATCGTCCTTTTATGGGACGGTGTGCCGCTTATGTATGGCATCATCGGTGCTCGTACTGATACCTATGATGGTACGAGTTTCTCGGCACTGTCGATTTTCTCGCTGCTTAAAAGTCGCATTTTGACGGATGATGCCAATTTTGGCAAAGGCACAATTTGGGCTAAAGATGCCGACTACAGCCACGAGGGCGACCAAGAGGGCACCGTGACTAGTGTCACGCGCGGAGATAAGACATTTACCGGCTCTTTACGCTCTATCTGCTGTCAGATTGGCCGTGAGCTTACCGACCTCAAGCCAGCCGGACAGTTGCCGATAGATTGGCAGTACCTCAACGAGGCCGGCAAGCACACCCGCACGTATCACAATTTCAACGTGCAAAATAACGATGGTCAAAAGCTACTCAAAGCGATAAGCGAGGTTACCAACGGCATAGACATGCGCTGGGTGCCGTACATGGCCGATAAGAGCCACGTACGCTTACGCTTTGAGGCTGGTACCGATTCTGAGCCATATATAGGCCAGCGCGGTATACCTTTTGGATTCCACAGCTTTCGAGGTGGCGGTAACCTCTCAGACATCAAAGTCGCGCATCAAGGCGCGACGATGCGCGTATATGGTACCGGTGCAGGGCATGAGGAGGCTATGCTGTGCCACAAGTCAGAGGACTTGAGACTATGCAGCACGCAAGACCCCTTGCCGCTTATCGAGATGGCAAAGAGCAACTCCGACTGGGAGACGCCGGCGCTTGTGGCAAGCCACACCGATGCCGTACTCGATACGGTCAAGTATCCGCTCGTGCAGATTAGCGGCGTCTACCACTTACGCGACAAATACGCTCCACAGATTGGTGAGCTTTATCCAGGCGATGTAGTAGACGTCACCATTGAGGATTTCCCGAGCTTGCCGAGTCGTATATATCGCCTGCGTGTCGCAGAGATGCGAGGTGACAGTTCAGATGCCGTAGAAATTCTCTTTGACCCAATCAAAGACCCGATATATTCGTAGTTTTAGGAGCAAAAATGAAAAGAATTAAGCTTGCCGGGCAGAAAAGCCGTGAGGAGCTTATATCTGATCGCCTTGCGTATGCCATCGACGCCGCAGAAGGAGCACTCACCGCACCTACAGGGCAGCAGTCATGGACTGATGCCGCAGCAGATACCCATACGGTAAAAGATACGCTAGAGCGTGCAGAAACAGCCGCCGCGGAAGCCAAAACTTCCAAAGAGTTGGCGGAAAAAGCCAATGAGTTGGCTGAGAGTGCAGCTACCAAGGCGCAAACGGCACAAAAAGCGGCAGAAGATGCCGCTACCGTTGCTGAGAGTGCAGCTACCAAGGCGCAAGATACAGCAAAAATTATTCACGAGAAAGCGCGAGATGGGAAAAAGGTGGTTATTTTGGGTTCTGACGCAACAACAGCAGTACAGTGGGGCGAAGTTCCGACTACGTATACGCATGGATCTAATCCTGAAACGCAAAATCAGCCTACTGTAGGCACGCAAACTGAAAACAATTTTATGTTGCACGTAAAAGGCGATGCTGTAGTTGAAAGCTTAAGTGGCGATGCTGTAGTTGAAAGCTTAAGTGGCGACGTAGTACTTTATGCGGACAGTAGTCTTGATGGCAAAGTCTATATTAGTTTACCAAAAAACGATGCAAATACTGCAGTCTCACGTGGGGTACTCACTGATGTCCTTAGTAGATATGTGCTCAATTCTGACCTTGCGGTAAAGCTTGCAAATCTTAAACCTGCTCTATCCGCTGCTGCGCTTTCTGCGCTTGATATTATTGCCGTAAAAACCGACTGGTCATATTTGCATGGATCAGCAGCTGATGAAGGCACTGCGAGCACTTGGGCAAAGTGGCGCGTATATATGGGGAAAGTCCACATTATCGGTGCCTTGAGTAAAGGTTTTAATGGTGAGCGTTTTACCGGTCTTATCCCCTCCGAATGGCTCCCAAAGTCACCCGCGACAAGTGGTGGTATCTACTTACCGATAGATGGTACGTCTACTCTGTGGATATCCTCAGCTGATGGCGGATATACAGGACAGGTATACGGCTATAACAAGGAGTCTTCCCCCGTTGGTTTTGAAATCTCTTATACACCGGAAAAATGGCTCTAATGCGAGGAGGTGATGCCAATGGGAGACGAGAGCGTATCTCCGGAAGCATTTAAGGCTCTAGAGCGTCGCGTAGAGACGCTAGAGGGACGGGTGACAAAGCATGGGGTAGAGATACAGTCTTTGCAAATCGGTACGACTGCGCTCGACATCAAGCTCGAGGCCATGCAATCGACACTTGAGGTGATACAGGCGGCGATTGACAGACTTAACGATAAGGTAGACGCGCTCGCTAGCGTCCCCGGCGAGCATTGGAAAGACGTTACAAAGCAGGTAATCGCGTTAATCGTAGCCGCGGTAGTCGGCTTTTTAATTACCAAGATGATCGGCCAGTAGGCCGAAAAAGGAGGAAAAACTATGAACGTATGGATCAAAGCAGCACTGGTACGCGCTATTAAGACGGCAGCACAGACGGCCGTTGCCCTTATCGGCACCAATGCCATCGGCATTACCGCTGTGGACTGGGCAGCAGTGGCATCTGCGGCGGCTCTTGCGGCTGTAGTGTCCTTACTTACCTCTGTGGCCGGACTTCCGGAGGTTGACTCCGGTAAGTCACCACTCAAGGCAGCTAGTGTGGAGGGGGAGTAATGGCTGATTTTACCGGAGAAATTGAAGCTGACGCATACATCCCGACAAGTGCATACAGTAAGGGACGAGATGGGCATAGTGTGCGCTATATCGTGACCCACCACGAGGCAGCTGTAGGACTTGACGGAGCCGCCATCACGGCCATGTGGGATAGGATGCAGGCGCAAAGCGCTCACTACTCCATCGACGCCGCTGGCACCATCACACAGCACGTCCTGGAGGCTGATACAGCCTGGGCGTGTGGGCGCTGGGTAGCGAATTGCGAATCAATCAGCATCGAGCACGCCAACAACTCTACATCCCCGTGGACGGTCGCAGAAGCGACGCTTGAGAGCGGTGCACACCTTACGGCGGCACTCCTTATCAAGTACGGCTTGGGATACCCCGAGTGGGGCGGTAACGTCCGACCACACCGCCAAATCGTGGCTACTGCATGCCCTGGCGAGCTTGCAGAGAGCCAAAACGCCCACTTTATGGAGCGCGTCTGCTACTGGTACGAGGTCATGACAGGGAGCCGCTCGACAAGCGCTCCCGGTTGGCATACCGACGGTAAGGGTTCATGGTGGTACCAGACCGGCGAGAGTGCAGACGAGTACGCCGTCGGCTGGTGCAAGGTCGGCGATAAGTGGTACTACTTCAACGCTTCGGGCTGGATGATGTGCGGCTGGGTACATGCCAGCTGGCAAGACGGCGAGAAGCTTTGGTGGTATATGGATGACTCCGGCGCCCTGGTAGCTGATAAGTGGATCGAGTACAAGGGCAGCTGGTATCTCTTGGCGTCTGACGGCCACATGCTTACTGGCAAGGTGGAGCGAGATGGCAAGATGTACTACCTCGATAGCACCGGCCGCATGGTTACCGGCTGGTACCACGATACCGGCGATGGTCGCGACATCTGGTACTACTTCGACGAGTCCGGCGCGATGGTGTATGACTGTGTGTACGAGGTCGGAGCGGGTAAGCTCTGCGCCTTTGACCGTGATGGCCATATGATGGTCAGTGATGTGACGGTCACGATCGACGCATCCGGCTACTTGTCCGGTATCAAGGCTTAAGTGCTATACTGTAACTACGGGCTAGGTGTACTACGTGTCCCTAGCTCCTACAGAGGGCTACGTTCCTAGGCGCGACCCCTTGCGCCCCGCTCCTGCGGGGTGTGCTACGGCGCAAATAAACCCCCTCTCGCGTTGTGCGGGAGGGGGTATTTTCATGTCGATTTTTGCCATTACAAACGAGCAGGTAAACGGATTACTGTAATCGATTCTAAGCGTCTATCTCAGGCTCTATGGAGTACTTGCCCTTGCTATCTGATGGTACAAATCGCGCAGAATAGCCAAGAGCGGTAAGTGCTGCGTATGTCGCGCGGGAATTGGCGTTTGCCTGTCGCCAGCTTCCGCCATCTGCCGGAGAATGGTGCTCGCGGTAGTCATCTTCGCTCTGCCAGTATATGAGCGTGACCTCTTTGGGTTCTTTTTCAGCTCGCTCGTGCCACTCTTCCACGATCTCGAGTGCACTCTCTACGCCTGATTGCTGTAGGCGCAGAGCATCCTCGAGGATGTCCCATGCGTCCTGTGGCGCGTGGTAAGTTGGATATGACGGAGATATCCAACGGCGGACGCTGCGATCTTCAACTCCCATAATGCGCGCGATGTCTTGCTGGTTGATTCCGACGAGCTCTGACAGTGCGCGGAACTCGGCTTTGCTTTTCTCCAT